TCGTTCAGGAGAAATGTTTCAGTGTCAGAAATGTGGCTACACTGATAACGCAGATATAAATGCATCTAGAAACATTTTGAACAGATTTCTTACAGGAAAGTACGGTTCCTGTTACAAACCAGAAAATATACAAGAATTAACTACTAGTAGATTTTTGTAGGTTTAAAGGAACGGTCTAGGCCGATCTCCTCTGCGATTGGGATACGAAAGCATGAAATTTGTGCTAGTGGTGGAAATCGAATCCACAAAATCACAACTTTTTAAGAGTTGCCGCTTTGCCAAATTGCGTACACTAGCGTTGAAAATTTGCCCCTCCGTGTAACGCTCACGGTCTGTTTCGGTCAAAGCGAAATGTGCAACTTTCACACTCAGGGGCAGTCTTAAATTGGAGCTACGGATAGGATTCGCACCTACAATATGATTTCTCATACCCGATTACAGGTCGGGGGTCTTACTATTCGACGCACCGTAGCGAAAAATTGGCACAGAAGCAGGGGATCGAACCCTGTCGGATTTAACGTTTATAGTTAAATACTCATGAATTTTGGAGACTCATCGGCTTCCCTAGCCTCTTCTGTATAAATTGTTGAAATATATTCTAAATTATTAAATAATTATAGCAGTAATCAAAGATGTTGAAGCATACTTTGAAACAACGGGATAACTCGTTATATAATATAATTGGTGAATATATTAAAAATATTATAAATAAAATGGCGGAAAGTAAAAGATTTGAACTTTTGACCCCCATTACTGAGAGTAACAATTTAGCAAATTGTTTCCATAAACCAAGCTCGGACAACTTTCCAAAAATAGTAAAAATATCATATTCTGATATTTTAAAAATGGCTGGCAAATCTGGATTTGAACCAGAATTCTTCGGGTAACAGCCGAGAGTCCTACCATTGAACGATATGCCAATAAAATTAAACAGGTTAGTTTCTACTTTGTTCTTTTAAATCTACAAAAGTCGAAAAAAGATACGCATTTGGCTTTCGCCAGTTTGTTTGCTGAACCTAACCTTTATAAAAATGGCGGCTCCTGTCAGACTTCAACTGACACTCCTTACTCACGTAAGAAGTCTCCTTTTCAAGAGGAGTGGATTCCTTTCTTTCTCCCAAGGAGCCGAAATAAACAGGTTGATTTTTCTACTTTTTACAGAATTTCGAAACTGGTGTTATTTTCACAGAACTACAAAACTGCCAAATTTTATTAACCTATGTGATTTGGTAACACACGATCTGTTTCATGTTAATTTTTTATTTTGCTGTAATCAACCTTAAAATTGGGGTGTCATACGAATCTCGAAATCGTTCCAAAAGCTTCACAGGCTTCTATGCTTCCGTTACACCAATGACACCATCACAATGATACAAGTATGATCTATTGTGGGCTATTTTAAGCACTAAAGGCACAATAATGTATCATTGACTAAATACATTACGACATAACGCTTAAAAAGATACATATGTCGTAATGTATTTAGAATTAACTATTTTCAAATATTCAGTTTTCAAAGACCTTCAATCACAAACAACTCTAATAATCTATCACAAATTCAAAAAATGTCAACCTTTTAAAAACAAAAACCCACTTTTTTTATTAAGTGGGTTTCGTGATTAGTACAAAAACCCGCTTAATCGTTCCATTGTGTGGAATGATTGAGCAAATTTGTACTATTTAATGACATTTTCATAAATTGTATAATTATTTAGTAAATTGGCAATTAAATATCGAGATTTTTTAAATCATTAATAGATTTATTAATATCAATAACATTATTTGTCTTTAAAGTTGCCAAAGATTTAGCAACAACGGGTGAATCGTCAATAGTTCCTCCGATTACAATTAATATACGACCTACAACTTCTTTAATAGTTGTACAAAGTTTAATAAGATTTTTTAATTCTTCTATATATTTTGAATCTGGTTTAGAAGATTCAAATCCTTCTTTAACATAGATCATTATAGTTATACCTTCTTTTAGGGTTACATAGACTTTTTCAAGGGCGGTACGAATATTTCCTAATTTGAATATTGTTTTAAATATGTTCATAATTTTATTCCTTTCAAATATTTATAAAAATGAGATAAAAATCAAGATTATTTCTTTTTTCCGATATTTCTTGTATCATTGAACAAATCTTCTTCTGAAAGTGACCATCTATAATCTTTTTCTATATGTAGATAGCCGCGATCATCAATATATTTACCCGGTGGCAATCTGTATGGCATATCTCCTTGTGTAAGGGGTATTTTGTTATAATTTGGTTGTGTAGCTACGCAACCTGTCAATAAACAAACTAATATTATAATTTTATTCATTATTTCACTCCTTCTTTTTTAAATGTTTCCATTAGTTCTTGAAATTCTTGTTTAATAGTTTTCATTATAAATTATTATATTCTTTACGCTTTTTTCTAATTCGTGCTACAGTCTCGTAATCCCCCCTTTGAATGGCTTCTTTAAGTTCATTATCTTCTTTAATTCTGTCTAAATCTTCTTGCTTCTTTTCTTCCTTTTCAATTTGTTTTTGAGTTTGTTCTTTTTTTCCAAAGATATAACTTAAAATTTTAACAATTAAAGCCAATATAGGTAAAAATATTGTTTTCATAATTTTTTGTCTAATAATGAATCTATAATCTTTTCAGAAATTTTCCTACGCTTTTGCCAATTCATTTTAAGATAAGGAATGTATCCATTATCGTCATAAGAATAATTATTTTGTTCAATTAAAATATTTTTATTTTGTTTTACAAATTCAGTACAAACTAAAGTTACTAAATCTTCTAATTCTATAGTTTTCATCCATATTCACCATATTCACAATCGTTTAATGATTTCGATCTGGTATTTACACCCATTTTGACTGTTGTTCCTACCGATGGATGTGATCTTACCAAATCTTTTATAGTTTTCTGCATTACAGATTCCAAATGATCAAAAACATCACCCGAAACTCTTGTAAATTTTTTTGCTCTTGTACTATCAGCAATCTCTAATACAAATTTTTTACAAGCTGATCTATTTATTAAACTTGGCATTATTTACTAATTCCTTTTTCGTTTAACAATACTCGTACATCATTCATATATGGTTCATCTTCAACAACTTCTTTAATTTGTTGATCTTTTTGAATGGCATTATATCTAAGCCATTGTATAAGATTTGCTTCGTCTACTAACCATGTTTTACCGCCTGCATATACTGTTATTTGCATACTTTCTCCTTATTTTAGATTTGCTGATTCTTCTATGATTTCTGTTATTTCCTCTGACATAACTTTATTGTTTTTTGTGTCTATTGGTGCATTCTTTCTACGTTCCATGCACCTAATTGATCGTAAAGGTTTCTTTGGAAATGGATTTTTATTTGTAAAAGTCGTATTTCCACAAATTTGACACACATCTTTTAACTTTGCTATATCGCTACCATAATGACATTTTTCACACCACATAATTTCTCCTTATAAACCTATTCCTTGTATTGTACCTTGTATTTTCTTTCTTTGATCCACTAATCTAGCCCTAATTTCATATAAATCTTGTCCTAACTTTGTACATGGTGGTTCGGGATTAGATATATCCTTTATATTCTGTTCAGGTTTAGGACGTTGATCAATAATTGGCTGAAGTCTTTCGATTAAGAAATAAATTTCTTGACCTAATAGCTCAGATTCATTATATAATTGCTTTATAAACCTTTCTATTTCAGGTATATTATTATTTTCAAACTCTTTATAATTTGCACCGCACTCTGGCAATGTGTTTATTGCCTTACCCAATTTATCAGGTGTGTTTATTTTTAATGACATTGATGGTGATGGTGATATACTGACATTATCTGAATACATATTTTCTCCTTATTGATTTCTTAGTTCTTCTATTCTGCGTTTATTGGCTTGATCTAATAATAAATGATCATATATGATTGTTCCTGCCTTGGTTCTTAACATTAAAAATTGTTTACCGCAAGATTCAACTATAAAATTACCACTTTTAATCTTAACTTCTTTACCCTTTTTAATTGGTTCACTTATATTAACACCTTCTAATATCATCTTTTTCTTTCCAAATGATATTACCTTATAAGTAGAGTTAGATATTTTAACTAATTCATCTTTTTGAATTAGACAAAAGCCAGAATTATCAGAAGTTTGTGTTTCTTCTTGAATTTTTATTTCGTTTTCTGAATACATATTATGCCTTTGGTTTTCTTCCACGCTTCTTTGGTTTATTGTCAATAATCTTATCAGATTTTTCAGATTTGTCAATATCTTTTATCTTTTTAAGAAAATTTTCCTTTTTCTTAGGGTCTTCTAACTCTTTTACAATGTCAGACAACATATTAACAAGTGCATAATTAATTAAAGCATTATCATCTTTTTGAATCCTCTCCAAACCATATGCAATCATTAACTTACGTTCTTCATCTGTTAGACTCATATCGTACTCTACCATGTCAATCATTCTTTCATTTGATAAATTCATAATTTTTATACCTTTCTATAAATAGAATAACCTATTAAATATAAATATCAAGTAAAAAGTTGAAAATTTATTAATTAATATAAATAATTACATATATGAGTGCAACTGAAACAAATTCGTTATTAGAAGAACTTAAAAATCTTAATAAAGATTTAAAAGGCGAGTTAAAAAATACAAAAAATTCGACTTTATCTACTACAACTACTATTACTTCATCTATTTCTTCGACAATAGTGCCTGTTATTAGTAGTGCAGTTAAACCTACCTTAACAGAGGAAAATTTAAGTGATTTTATATTAGAAAAAGCACAGGAATTAATAATAACAGGCTTAGATACCGTTAAAGACCTCCAAATGACCGTTGTGAACACATTGGACACAAGGGCTATGCAAGGTTATGCTAACATAATTGGAGCCACCACAGCCGCAATAGACACCTTAAATGCCATAAATTTGGAACGCAGCAAACAAAAGGCCCAAAAAGAAATAAAAACTATGGAAATTGAGGCTAAAAAAGCTATTGGTCCTTCTAAAAATACTCACAATACAGTAAATCTTATAGCTAATCGTGAAACTATATTAAAAATGTTACAAGAAGGAACAAATATACCAGCTAAAGAAAATATTATTGATTTAAAACCCGAAGAATATAGTGTATCTGAAGAGAATAATTAATTTTTACACCATATCCATAATGGTTCACAAAAAACACCATTTTTATCGGCAAAAGTGTTTGGTCTTTTTATCATTTTCATACCAATACAACCTTTATAATTTGATTTATTCAATGTAGATATAAAATCGTTCATAGGATCACAAATTTTATTAATAGTATGATTAGAATAAACGTCAGATATATTTAAAATTAAATATCCACCATCTTTTAAATTATTCCAAAAATTATTTATACTTTTAAATAAAAATCCTTCTAACCAATTATTTAATTTTTTAAATTTTTTAAAAGATTGATTATCTTGTTGTGTATATCTTTCAATATTAAAATATGGAGTACTTGTAAAAAGTAAATCAAATTTTTCTTCTTTAAAATTAACATCCTCTGAACAACTTGATAATATTTGAGCCGTTTTATTTGATATTAAAGTTTTATAAGTAGATATCTGACTATTATATCCTTCAATTAAATTTATATTTGGATCAATTCCGATATAACTAAAACAATTTGAAGTCCAAAATCCTAATAATCTATCTCCCCATCCACTAGAAAAATCTAAAACCATTCCATTATTTCCATATTTATTATAAATATACTTTGCTATAATAGGTTTAAATTGTGATGCCATATATTTTCTCATTACAATAGCCGTTCTAAAAGTTGAGATTGTAATATCATCTTTAATTAAACCGCTCCAAAAATAATTTAAAAGCGTATTTAAAAATTTATCATTATTCCAAACTCTTATAGGTGATGGTGAATTAATACTATCACACAATAATCTGTTATTAAAATGGAAAAAATTAGATGCGTTTAACCCCGTATTGTTTCCGTCTAAATATTCTTTGTTTTTCTCCCATTTATATTCATATCTGCTAAACCACTCACCTTCTTTTAAAATATCTATAGAACAATTTTTCAATTTTTCAAAATCTTTATACATATCTTCTATAGTAGGTTTATTAAATGGTAATAATATGTTATACTCTCTTATTGCTTTTATAATTTCATTTTTGATGTTTTGTTTATCATAATTTTTATTCAATTCTTTCCAATCTAATTGCGATATATAAAAATTGTTGTTTTTTATAAAATTATGATAATTTAATTGCATTTTATAATTCTTTTCTATTAATTATAATATTTTTCAAATGTTAATGTTCCACAATCCCATATACGATCATAACCATTTGCTTTCATATTTTTCCATTCGCTTATATTAGGATTAAAATTTTCAAAACGCTTTTTTAATATTTGTTTATTAAACGAATAACGATGATATCTTTTTTGATAAGATTTGTCAATATACCAATAATTTGGTCTGCTTTCGTGCAGGAGTTTAAATCCTAATTTGTAGTATAAATTTCCAATATTCCATCTTTTATCCGAATAGGTTTTAATCATAATAGGTTTATATACTTTCTCAAAATAAGATAGCAATTTACTTGCTCCTCCTATAATGATAAAATTGTTTATAGAACAAAATCTACTTAATTCATAATATCCTTCAATGTGTTTTTGTCCTAAAGCCTTTCGTAATTTAGAAAATGTCATAATAGAAACTAATTTATTTTTATAAAAAAGACCTAAATTTATTACACAACGATCTTCACCTTGTATATGATACTTATTTAAAAATTTGTTTTTCAGTTTACTATCAATTTCTTTTATTTCACATTTACGCGCATATATTTTATATTTTGTAAATCCTAATATATTTTTTAAACGATTTTTAACTATACTCTTTTTAAAATTCCATTCATCTTCAAATACATGAATAAGGTGTATATGTTTATCACTACATAAGTTTGTTTTAATTAAATGATATTTATGATTTTTATTTCCTTTTATTTCAGAATGCCAATATAGTCCATCATATTCTATAGCAATTTTATTATCTGGTAAATAGATATCTACTTCTAATGGTTTAATAACAGTTCTGTCTTGTACTACCACATTATTAACCAATGTTTTTATATATTCTAACAATTCGTTTTCTGAAATTGATTGTCCTTTTGTATTTATAAGTGGATTACATTTATAACATCTTGGAATAGAACCATCATCTAAAGTAGATTCAGTTATTTCATTACATGCCGTACATTTAAATTTATATTTCTTATGACCAACTCCTTCATATTCAAAAGTATCAAATAATGGTGTAAATTTATTTGATAATCTATTACCACTTATTAAGTCATTTAAAAATTTATTTCTGTTTGTCGTAATTCTTTTTTTAATTGTTTCTATTTCATTATTTTTTCTAGTTTTTTTAATTTTTTCTATAATAGATGGTAATTGAAATACATTTTTAACACCATATTTTTCTAAAATTCTGTTTTCATTTGATGATCTACCATGTTCGGATTTCATATAATGATCTTGTCCATAATGTTCCAAAAAAGTTTGTTGTTTTTTTGTTTTTATTTCTGTGGATTGTGATGGATTTGTTACACCATATTTTTCCAAAAATGCTTTAACCTTTTTTTCTTTAATACTATTGATTCTATTACTGTGTCCTAAAATATAATCTCTTGTTGGAGTTAAAACATTATTTCCACAACCACATTTACATTTCTTTATTTCTTTTAAATCGTTTAAATAATAATATACTCTATCTTTAAAAGAAGCATTAATAGGTAAAAAATTGGTAAAATCCATAACAGCTTTATAAATATAAAAATACTTTGTATTAGGTGTATGACAAACTGCAACACAACCTAATTTATGTTGTAACATTTTCAAATCTTCTTTTATATTCATAAAATATTATATTGCTTTTCAAATAATAATGTTCCACAGTCCCATATACGATCATAACCGTTTGCTTTCATGTTTTCCCATTCGCTTATATTAGGATTAAAATTTATTATTTTGTTTTTTAAAATTGATTTTCTAAAATTAAATCTATAAATTCGATTTAAATAATCTTTTGTATACCAATAAGATGGTCTTGTTTTTCTTGTCATAGTAAATCCTAAATTATAATATAAATTACCATTTGACCATCTTCTGTCAGCATAACTTATTATTTTTTGTGGTTTATATTTTTTCTCAAAATAAGATAATAATTTTCCAGCCGCACCAACAATATTAAATTTAGAAATAGTCGCAAATCTACTTAATTCCCAACAATTTTCTCGATGTTCTCTCCCTAATACTTTTCTAAATTTACTAAATGTCATAACAGATATTAAATGTGATTTATAAAATAATCCGATATGTTTATTTGAATGATCTTGACCTTGTATATGATATTTATTAAGAAATTTATCTTTTGTTTTAATATCAATTTCTTTTATATAGCAATTTCTCGCCCATATTTTATATTTTGTGTGCTTTAATATATTCATTAATCTATTTTTTACAATAGGCCATTTATACATAATTTCATCTGCAAAAAGTTGTATAAGAAATATTCCTGCTTTTTGTGCTTCTTCTGTTTTCATTAAATGATAACTAGAATTTGCGCCCATGCTTTCAGAATGCCAATATAGTCCGTTTATTTCAATTCCAATTTTCTTTTCTGGTATATAAATATCAATTTCATAAGGTTTAATAATAGATCGAGTATTTAAAACTATTGTTTCATATTTTGTAATAAAATCAATAACTTTTTGTTCTATATTAGAATTTTTGGTGCAAACTGGACAATGTAACTTTCCAATTTCATAATACCAATGATCAAATATAGTGTTACATTTTATACATTGCCATTTATAAATTTTATCATAACCTTGCCCAAAATATTCTTTCCTAGTAAATAATGGTTTAATTCCAATTTTTTCAGGAAAATCTAAAAATCTTTTAAACATTACATCTAATATTTTGTTTTTTATTACATTTTTATCAGTAGTTTTCGCTTTGCATTTACTACTACAAAAAGATTGCTTAGTAATTCTCTTTTCTCGTAATATCTCTTTTCCACAAATTGTACATAATGTCTTTTTTAAGTATGACCAACTTTTTCCTGTAAATTTACGAATCGTTGTGTCATCAACTTCTTCAATACCTATACCATGTTTCTTATTAAGATTGTTTTTAATATTATACTTACTTTTACAAGTATTATCACAAAAATTTAATCTGCCTTCTTTTTTATCTGCAATTCTTCTATAAAGTTCTTTATTGCAAAAAGAACATTTAGTTTTATAAACATAAACCCAACCAGAATTAGTACGAGTTCTAAACTTATTATCATCACAAAATATATATTTTTGTTTTGTATCCATTTTGCATTATTATACCACTATCTTAATTAATGTCAATAGACAAAAAGAATGGGTTGCATTTCTGCAACCCATTCTTAAACAACTGTTTACTCTTACATGTAAACGTGAGCAGCCCCAGGAACAAAGGATTCCCCAAGACCTTTAACGATAAGCAAGTGGTAGAACAAGTTGCTTCCAAAGATGTGATCTACAACACCATAACGTGTAAGCAAACCAACTCTTGGTGCGAAATCGTTCGGACCAATTGTACGTTGAATCATTACTGGAATATATGGGCAATATACTAAACCAGTATCATAATAATCTGCACCCTTATAACCAAGTAATGCGTATTCTACGATAGAAGTACGACCACCTTGTTGATATTGGGCTTCAGTACGTGTGTCACGGTAGATGTTGAAACGTCCACCAACAGAACCTACTTTAGCAATACCTGCGGGTTGGGTATTTACTGTACCGTTTACTTGCATGAACTTGAATTCAGGAAGATTTTCGAGAATTGAGCAAACTCTTGGAGTTGCGATAATAAAGTTAGCGGGACCACGACGGTTGTTGATCGCAATACGGTTAGCTTCGATGATTATACGAGCATAGAAGTCACGATTGCGTTCACCAATCCAACGGGCATCGGCTGAACCAGCATACCAGAAGGAATATCCTTGACCCTTAGAAGGTGTGGACGTTCCTGCATTTAAGCAGACTTGAACCATACGCATGATCATTTCACGGTCAATTTCGGCTTGAATTTCGTAGCTCATCGCGTTTGTCATTTCAGAGTCGATATCAATACCATTCATGTTCTTTAAGTCTTGTTCAAGTTCGACAGACCACTTAGCTGCCAATCTACGAGTTCCGGCTTCTACTGCTGTCTTCTCCATGTTGATTGTCATTTGAGGAATGTTACCAGACATTTCGAATTGCGCTAATAAAGCAGCTACACCGTTATCAAGACCATTTGTTTCGGCATCGAATACACCGGCTAAACCAGAAAGTCTAGCACTTGAAACACCAGTATGACGGGTGTTAAGGGTATTCCAACCTACTTCAGTCGAATTTGTGCTCCAATAAGGTTGTGCGCCTTGGGTTGTACCATCAGAACTGCCATTGTAAGCGTTTGTGGTAGGACTACCAAGAGCGTTTGCATCGTATTTATAACGAAGGGCAAAAGCTAAACCAACCGGACCACTCATTGGTTGTACACCAACGATTTCGTTTGTGATTAACTCAGGGAAAGTACGACGAATCATTGGGATTAATACTTTAGGTAAACGAGCGTCACCTGTAGCATAAGTATCACCACTGAAAGCACCTGCTGTTCCTTGATGTGTACCAAAAACGTTGCCTGATTGGGCAAAGCTATTTTCAACCAAATACTTTTCTTGGTTTTCTAAAAGTACCGCAGTACTTAAACGTTTGTGAGAATCTTCCAAAGCCGCTACTTTATCTGACTTATAATCCAGAATGGGCTTCCATTTTTCGAGCAATTCTGTTGCTCTATTTCTATCTACATAACCTGTTGCTTGTGTTATCATATTTTTTATTCCTTTTCTATTTTCTTGAAATGTTCAAAACCGCTTGAACATTAAAATCTATTTTAATTATTTATTAAATTTAAAATCAATTTTTATAATTTTAATAAATATTTTTTATTTTCTTGTAAAAGACTCCTCTTTTTTCATACTTTCTGCAATGTCGTTAATATAAGAATATTCATTCATTGCGTCGTTTTCTTCTTTCTTTTCGACTATTACTTTAGGTGTATCGAAAGTTTTTTGATCTATTTTGGTAACAGTTTTTTCTGTTTCTTTTTCGATTTTTTCAGCTTCGTCTTTATTAAACATTTCGACAACATAATTAAAATTCTTTTCTATTTCTGTAGAATTTTTACCATCGAGCAATTTCATTACGAATTTTTTCTTATCGTCTGTTAGGTCTTTGGTTTTACGTTCTAGTAATAGAGTTGCTTCTGTATTTGTTAATTTATTTTTAATTTCAGCAGCTTCTTTAATTGTTTTATTAAGTTCGCCGCGAAGTTTTTCAATTGTGTCATGACCGTCTTTAAGGGCTGACTTAAAGTTTTCGCTTATAAATTCAGGATCAACTGCTACAATTTTGCGAATCTCATCTAACATTGTACGTGCTCTTATATTTTGGCAAGCTTCTTTTAATTGTTCTTTAGGAAGTGTGTCTTCGATATAAAGATCAAGAAACTTTGTAATTTTTTCAATTAAATCCACACGAAGGGATTCTGCACCGTTTTTCATATCGTTTTCATATTTTTCAACGATTTTCTTTAATTTAGCAGAATGTGCTTCATCGATTTGTTTTATAACTTTATGAAATTTGGAAGTGTGATCAGCATCAATAGCTTCAATTAGCTTATCTAATTTTGCTGTGTGATCTTCGTCCATTTTAGAAAGCTCATTCTCAACTACTAATTGAATTTGTGAATTTGCTTTTTCTTCGACAGCTTCATTGAAAACTTTTGCTAAATTTGTTTTAACTTCTTCTGTTAAAATATCTGAACTAATTGATTTTAATACATCTTCTATTTTTTGCTTATCCATTGTTATTCTCCTTTAGAAATTATTTCTTCGTCTTTCATCTGTTCGCTCATTTTTTCCTTAATTCTTTCGGTAACAGCGTTTTGTAAACTGACTTTTGCTTCGGAATAATTGTCTTCAAAAATATTTTTAACAAATATACCAATCTGCTCTTGTACTTTAGTCATAATTAAATCCTTTCAATTATTTAGTAATTCTAAATATAAAATTATGAAATATTATATGTTTCTCCACCTATTTTTAATCTAAACACTTTAGAAATGTCTACATTTCTTATTCTATCTTTTGGATTTGGAAATTTTTGAATATAACTTTCACCATCAATAGAACTTACATACATGGTTAAAATGTCATAATTATCATATCGTTCTTTTGCATTTCCTAGTGGACTTCCTGCTCCTGTAATGGCCTTTTCCGGTATTTTTAATTTGCCGTTTACCATCATTTCATCACCAGCTTTTTTAAACGGATCAGTTTTTGAAGTGTTTTTCCTTATTGTCCAAATAGTGAAATTTTCTGTACCACCATTGGAATGTGCAAATATAAAATTAGATAAATCTTCTTTGGAAACCGTGTTTAAATCTATGTCTTCTTGTAATTTTTGAGTTACAATATTTTCATAAATAAGTGACAATTTTTCCAAATCATTCATAGATTTATATTATTTTTTAGTGTCTTTAGAATCTGCGACTTTTTCCTTTTCGTCCTTTTCAGCTTCTTCAACATCTGCATCTAAATCGTCTTCTTTTGCAGATTGTTTGCGTAGTTTTACGTCCATCTTCGCCTTGCGTTCTGCTTTGTCATATCCCTTGTGCTTACGAACTTTATCATACGCTTCCATTAACATTTCCATATCTTTATCCATATTCATATTTTTCTCCTTAATATTAAATCTTACAATTATTTATACTTTTATGCTGCAATTACCCCTTTAAAACATTTAAAAATTGTTTAAAACTTTCCAACATATAATTCTCTATATCTTTTTTAGGTAGAGAATTTAAACGACATTCCAAAGAATTACATGCTATTTCAACTATTTTTCCACCTTCTGAAATAATATATTGGCGATTTTCATTAATACTTTCCAAAATTGCAGAAGCATAAGAAGGTTGGTGTACTAAATCCACCGCAATTAAATGAAAGTTTTTAACTTTATTATATTCACCTTCGGAAAGTAGACTACCAAGTGCTCTGCTGGAACAACCCAACTTAATACCATCCATTAATAATTGTTTAACAACAACCCCTGAAGGTGTTGAAAGTATTCTAGACTTTCCGAAGAAAATATTATCATTTTGTTCAAGAGAAACGATATTATGACAAGCCTTTTCTAATGAAACATCTGTTGAATTAGCCGGGTGGTCAAGTTCACCAAGTGCGCGACTATGTTTTATAAAATCAGTAGTATAACGGCCAACTTCACTAACCATTTCATTTAAATCATAAATACGTTTATTTTGGTTTGGTTTAGAAGCAAGCATATATGGCCCTTTTATATAAACTACTCTTGGCTCGTCCTTGTTTTTTTCCTCTACGATTACTTCTAAATCTTCTGTTATAGGGGTTTCACGTATTAATTTTAAAAGTTGCATAACATCTCTCCTAAAGCTTTTAATTATTTATAAATATTCTAATAAAATCTTTAAATTTTATTGAAAAATCTAATTTATTATTTTCTTTTCATAAATTATTTATGGTTTTTTTTAATTTTTTCAATTGACATTATTTTATTATATGATATAGTTATAAACAGAATAGATTGATTACAGCAATTAAAACCATTAAAGGAAAAACATCAGTCTGAAAGAAAAAAATATGAAAACAAACACAAGAACACATAATAACGCAAATGCATTCGAACACTCTGAAAATCATGCTTTAGAATTTTTCTCTAAAGCGGGTTCATTATACGTAAAAAAGGGTACTTATTATGGTAATGAATCAACTGCTTTGGAATTGTTTAAAAATGCATGGAGAACAGATAAAGAAACTGCTATGAAGTTGTTATTTTGGCTTCGTGATGTGCGCGGCGGATCGGGAAATCGAAGTGCAACAAGAGAAATTTTAAATTGGCTGGCAAATAACTACACTGAATGGGTTATTGCCAATATTGATTTAATTCCAAAATACGGAAGATGGGATGATTTAAAATCTCTTTATAAAACTCCTTGCGAGGCAGAAGCTTGTGAAATTTGGTATAAAGCAATTAAATCTGATAATCCTTCTATTTATGGATTAGCTTGTAAATGGGCCGATAGACAGGATTCTATCCTTAGAAAATATTCTGGATTATCTCCTAAAAAATTTAGAAAACTATTAGTATCCAAGACAAAGGTTGTTGAAACTTTAATGTGTGAAAACAAGTGGAACAAGATTAATTATAATACTGTTCCATCTGTTGCAAGTGCTCGATATAAAAACGCCTTTTTAAGACACGATCCGAAGTATGAAGAATGGAGAACTTCTTTATCAGATGAAAAGAGTGGAAACAAAGTAAATGCTGATGTATTACTTCCACACGATATTATCAGAATGGTAAATTCTAATAATACTGATAAAAATGTAAATTCTTTAGCAGAAGCACAGTTAAAAGCCATGCCAAATTATATGGAAAATTGTGGTTATAGAATTCTTCCTATTGTAGATTTTTCCGGTAGTATGTATACTCCAGTGGGAAGCGGAACTATTCAAGCTTATGATGTTGCTTTGGGTATAGGATTATATAGTTCTGAAAAAATTGGTGAAAATAATCCATTTTATAGAACTTTAATACCTTTTTCTGATAATTCCAAGATAGAATGTTGGAAAAATATGACATTGGTTGATGCAATTCGAAATATTCCAAATGGATATTGTGGTTCTACCAATATTCAAGCAGCATTGGATCAAATTTTAGATGCGGCTAAATTATTTAAAGTATCTAATGAACAAATTCCTAATGTTTTGTTAATATTATCGGATATGGAATTTAATGAAGGTATTGAAGATAATGATACACCTGTTAATGAATCTTTAAAAAAGTGGACAAAAGCTGGTTATACATTGCCGAAGGTGATTTATTGGAATTTGGCAGGTTATAAGAGTCAGCCAGCCACTTGTAAAGATAAAAATGTTGCTTTAGTCAGTGGATTTAGTCCTTCTGTATTGAAGGCAGTACTAAGCGGAGAAGATTTCAGTCCAACAGGTATAATGTTAAAAACTATTTCTAAATACGAAATAAAGATTCCAATTCAGTAAAATTATTGTTTAATATAAGCATGTATTTATATCCACAATAACATTTATTATTATTTGAACAAAATTTATAATAATAGTGACTGTTTTTATAAATTTATCATAATAATCTTTATAATAAATTTGGTGTTTTCTTAAATGTGCAGCTAATTATTTATTAAAATTTATTGGCATTTTGTATTTCCACAACCTTTACAAATGAAACAACCATTTTCAAATATTAATTTTTCACCACATTTTTCACAACTGCTACCTTTTGTTCCGTCTTTAATATGTTTCTTTAAGGCTCTTGCAATACTTTTACCAAAACTAAACATATCGCCTTCTGTTTTTAATAACTGATCTACAATATATTGAATTGGTACACCATGCCTAAGAGTAGTAGATGTCATACGTGTCAACATGTCCTCTTCTTCTGTGGTATTCTTTGTAATATTTTTAATTTCTGTACCATCTTCAAATATTAAATGATAATTTCCAGATTTTTCTTTAATAATTTTACCTTTGGTTAGTTTTTTATCATATTTGCCATTTTCGACTGCAAACACTTCGTAGGGTTCATTATTATAAAGACCTATCATAACCATATATTCAAATGTTCTAATTTTATCTAATTTTTTAGTAATTTTAATATGATATATTTCACAAGGCAATTCTTTTGGACGTTTTGGTGCATCTGTTTTTTTAATGGTTTCTCCACTTGGTTTGCTGTTTTCAGTAATTAATACGCCTGTTCGACTTCCATCCCGATAGAAAGTTAAACCCTTACAACCGCCTTTCCATGCTCTCATATACAATTTGCTTACCATTTCCATGCTTACATTCTTGGGTGCATTTACGGTTTTTGAAATAGAGTGTGTTATCCATTTTTGAATTGTAGATTGTAAATCAATACTAGCCTCTAAATCAATGTCATTAACGGTTGAACCAAAATAAGGTGATTTTTCGGCTTCTTTATTATTAATTTTTATCCATTTTTCCAAACCATGATGATATAAGGTGAATTCCTGCCACTTATCACCCATTTGATCAATAAAATCAACCTTGGCATTGCTATTGGTACTATTAATCTTCTTTCTACGTTTATAAGAAAGCTCAAAAACTGGTTCAACCCCTGATGAAGTTTGAGTTAAAATTGAAACACTTCCAGTAGGTGGACAAGTTGTAAGTGATATATTTCTTCTTCCATATTTTTTGTGTAATTCTGCAACTTCCGGTGATGCATCAAAAATTCTTTTTAATATAGGAGCCATTTTGGTATATTCCAACTCTGCATTATAGATTGGAAATGCTCCTAATTCTTTTGCCATTTCACAAGAGGATTTCATACTAGATATTGCAAATTGTTTAAAAATATTATCTGTAACAAATAATGATTCCTTTGTACCGTATTTAAACCCTAATGCCGCAAAAACATCTGCCAAAGCAGTAATTCCAAATCCAGTTCTTCTTCCCTTAATACAAGAATCTTTAATGTCAAGCCATGTGTCTAATTCGGTTTGCTTAATTTTTTGTGGTTCTTTATCAGATTTAATCTTATTAATAATATCTTCAATACACTCTAATTCCAAATCAATAAGATCATCCATTAATCTTTGACCAATTTCAACATATTTTGCAAATTTTTGATAATTAAAAAATGCTTTATCTGTATAAGCATCTTCAACAAATCCCATAAGATTTACTACAGTTAGACGACAAGAATCAATACCTAATAAAATTTCACCACATGGGTTTGTGGTTCTATCATAAAATTTTGAATCTATCACCCCATAACGATTTGATAAACTATTATTAATCATGGTGTCCCAAAACATACAACCTGGTTCACCATCATTATAATTAGATTCCATCATTAAATCCCATATTTTTCTGGCATTTACCATTTTAGAAATCTGCTTCTTGCCTGTCATGGGCCAATATACTTCATATTCTTTATTTTCTTCAACAGCCTTTAAAAATTCGTCTGTAAATCGTACTGAAATATTTGCGCCTGTTACTCGCTTTTTATCTCTTTTAATTGTTATAAATTGTTCAATTTCAGGATGATGTACAAGTATTGATAATAAAAGTGCCCCGCGCCGCCCTCCTTGTGCAATTCCTCTTACCGTTTCACTATATTTATCGGCAAAAACACCAAATCCATCTGTAGTTCTGGCTGCGTTTTCAACAGTTAAACCTGCTGGTCTAATGTTGCTGATATCAACCCCAACTCCCGCTCTACGTTTCATTAATTGAGCCATGACTTGATCAGTATAACAAATTCCTCCAATGCTATCTATAACATTATCAACTACATAACAATTTCCTAATGTCTGTTTTTGATATTTATTTCCAATTCCCGACATTGGACTACCCGCTGGAACAATATATTTAAATTTATCAAAACATTCAAAAATTTCCTTCTCTGTTAAAGGTTTTTTAAATTTATTCTTTTCAATTCTTGCAAATTCCTTTGCCATTCTCCAATGCATATCCTCTGGTGTCTTTTCCAAAAGTTTATCTTCATTGTCCATTAGCGCATATTTTTCAAGAAAGACATTTGAGGCCAGTTCATCACCATTAAAATAATTTAAACATTCAGTAAGTGCTTGTTCGTGTGTATATTTTTTTGTCATGTTTCTCCTGTTTTGTGTGCAACTATTTATATCAAAATTCTTAAATTTTTTTTAAATTATTTTCACAATTTTATAACATCTTATAATACTGTAATTTACAATAACTTTTCTTTATTACTAGATAAGTATAACATTTTTTCTCATTTATTCAATCCTTTTTATAAATAATTAAAAGGTTTATAATTATGGCAAAATTCACAACAATTAATGATGCTAGTTTGGTACAAGCTGTGACCGCTACTGAATATAAATTTCCGTTACAAATAAATAATAAACAAGTAGTTACACATTTATATACTTTTGCAGAACCCGCTTTGGAATTAGTACAACCCACAAGAGGATTTGAATTAAGAGACACAACTTTATATGATCATTGTACCTCTTATGGCGTTGCTGTGGCCCTTTATGTAAATTCGAGTGCATTGGCTATTCCAATATTTCAAATTGAGCAAGACCCTGAATTAAAACCATTATTAAATTTACAACAACCTACTCTAGTTGGTGATATATCATCTACTGGTACATATTTTGTAATGAGTATTGACGATATTAATTATGGATTACCATTATACACATTTGGAAGTCTTTTAAATACTCGTACTAATACTTTCGAAACTAATTCAGCAATAAACGTCACAACAGTTATAGATGTGGGTAAACCTACACTCGATATAACGCTTTATAATGGCTCTACCTATCTAAATCCAAAAATAGAAGCTTATAGCGACCTTCTGGAAAGAATAAAAAGACTTCTAGGTTGGCCTTCTATGAATATTGACTTGTGTGATGAAAATATCGCAGGTTTTATTGACCAAGCTGTTGAACTCTATACAAAATATGCTGGATATACAGAAGAATATTTATTATTTAATACAAGTATTTATAAAACTGGAAGAGGTATCAAATTAGATGATCTATTTTCCTGTACTCCTGAACTTTTTACAACATTGTCAAATAATACCTCCGCAAGCTTTGACTACGATTTAAAAGATTATAGAAAAGTTTTAGATATTTGGAGTTTCGAACAGGGCGAATCAACAGGAATAAATACACTTTTTACACTTGAACAAGCTATGGTTCAACAAGTTTATTATGGAAACCTTTTGGGAAGTTTTGGTTTCGATCTTATAACGTGGCATATCACAAAAGATTGGTTAGAAACAAGAGAAAAAGTACTTGCACAAAAACCATTAATACGTTTTAATGCTAGAACTCAATATATGACCATACTTCCCGAACCAATGAGAAACCAAAACTATTATGGTGCTATTGGTGCTTATGTGGAAAAACCCATTAGAGATTTAATAGCAGAGCCTTGGGTTATTTTTTACGTTCAAGCATTAGCTAAAATAGCCATTGGCAATCTGCGAACAAAATATCAAGGGCAGGTAATCTTTGGCGGTGGAACGGTAAATGGCAATGATCTATTAAATCAAGGATTAAAAGAAAAAGAAGAACTGGAAAAACAACTATTAACGGGTCAAGGCTTTGCCGATGTAGAACCACCAAAGTTCTTTATGGGATAATTTTTAATAAACACATAATTACCGCAATCCCATATTCTATCATAACCATTAAGTTGCATGTTTTCCCACTCTGATAAATCAGGATTGTAAGTCTCTAATTTCTTTGATAAAATTTGTTTTCTAAAATTAAATCTATGAAATCTTTTTTGTCCAGTAAGTGGAACATACCAATAATTTGGTCTACTAATATGATCTAAAGTAAATCCTATCTGAGTATAAAAATTACCATTTGACCATCTTCTATCTGCATAACTTATTATTTTTTGTGGATTATAATTTTTTTCAAAATAAGATAACAATTTGCTTCCTATTCCAACTATATTAAAATTCAAAACGCTGCAAAATCTGATCAATTCCCAACAATTTTCTTTGTGTGCCAATCCTAATGCTTTTCTATTTTTTCCAAAACTCATAACAGATATTAAACGATTTTTATAAAAGGCTCCTAAATATACAGAAGAATTACAAGCTCCTTGTATATGATATTTGTTTAAAAATTTATTTGCAATATTACTATCTATTTGTTTTGTTATACATTTTCTTGCATATATTTTTCTTTTAATACATTTTAAAGAATTTTTAATACGTGAAATAACAATTTTTTTATTATTTAACCATTCGTCCTCAAATATATGTATAAGTTTTATATTATTATATGAACACATTTCAGTTTTATTTAAATGATAATTTTTATTTTTATTATTTGACAATTCTGTGTGCCAATATAATCCATCATATTCTATAGCAACATTTAAATCTGGAAAGAAATAATCTAATTCGCCATTTATGATGCTTCTTGTATTTCTAATAATATTTCCTTTATAAAATTGTTTAATTATATTTTCAATATTTATTTCTTCTGATTTTAATGGGGGATAACAAATAGGACATTTAGGCATTATTCCATTTAAATATTTATATTTAAAATTGTTATTACATTTTACACATTTCCATTCATATTCTCTAGTGTTATGATTACCATGATACTCTTCTATTTTAAATAATGGTATAATATGTTTATTAAATCTAACTAATTTATTATAAGTTTGAATAAGTTTGATTTTTGATTGTTTATTTTTAATAGACTGACTTTTAGATGCAATAGACATTCCGTATCTTTTAAGATTTGTAGTTATAACTTTATTTTTTATATCTTCACTTTGAAGAGGATTTTTTACTCCATATTTTTCTAAACAAGTGTTTTCTCTTCTCTCTAACAATTCTTTAAAATATGATTGATCCATTTCGTTCCAATATTTTCTAACTTTTTCTTTATTTTCTTCCAATTGTGAAATGTTTTCGATCCCATAATTCTTTAACATGGTTTCGTTTCTTTTATTATTGACTTCTTTGTGTTTTTCTTCTGTCCAGATGGCTTTAGCCTTTTTTACACCATCGGAATTCTTTTTTCTATTTTCTGGATGTTTATTACTACAAACCTTTGAACAGAAATTGGTATATTTTCCTTTATAAAAGGTTGTTTCTTTACCACAGGTTTTACATTTTCCATCGTTTTGTGTCTTTAAAAATTTATCATAATAATCTTTATAAGATAAATTATGTTTTTGGTGTATATGGGCAGAAAGATGTCCCAATAAATTATATTCTTTATAACAAATTAAACATTTATACATCTTAAACCTTTTCTAAATCTTCATAAATTTTATTAATAGTGTTTCTAATAAGAGCAGATATATTAATAGCGTGTTTTTTCTTCAATATGTGCATTCTTTCTAATTCTTGTTCTGTTAATCTAATAAATGTGCCTTTATCTTTATTTTTATTCATGTTTATAATCCTATATACAACTATTTAGTATAAATTATCATATTTTTAATCATTTTCAACTAAATAATTTCATGAAATGTAATGGAAATAAACCAAGATTTGTAAACAAGAATGCAAATTCTAATGAAAGAAAGATAGTTTCTCAATGGTGGGAAGAAGCTACACAACTTTATGGTACTTCTATTTCATATTTTACACATGGTTATACACTTACTGGACACGATTCGATTTATGGAGAAAATGTTACAGCACCATTTTCTGGTCCTATACAAATGTTAGCAATTGCTCAAATGAATAATGATAGTTTATTATTAAGTAAATTTGGAATACAAGCACAAGGCGAATTAACATTGGTTATACCTATTTCAATGTTTGCTGAAGCTATGGGAAATAATAGAGCAGAACCTAAAGCTGGAGATGTTATTTCTATGGATGAGGTAGGTTTTGACAGGCCGGGTGGTGGGGGGTATCCTAACACTTACCCGGATACGCAATTAACAGGATTAAGTAGTGTAGATTTTTGTAAATTAGAAAATCCTGACGAAAATAAAACCTTGTCAAATGGTTATGTAAGTGGTGGTGGTTATAATCCTATTGAAAATTGGATACGTGGTGCAAATTTGTACGAGATTACAGAACGTAGGGATGAAAATATACCCGGTCAGATTAATCCATTACTAGGGCATTATGTTTGGTATATTACTTGTAAGAGATATGATGCTAGCTATGAACCTAAAGCACCAAGAGAGCAAGGGTCAGAGCAAGTTTCGGATTCGACATTATATGGTAAACTTTCAGGTGGCACACTTACACCAGAACCAGCTAAAAAATATCCACAAAATGCTCATGATGAAGCAGAAAAATCGTGGAATTATAATAATACTGGAAATAAAGATAGTGTATATGGCTCTTATTAATATTTAATTTGAACAATATTGTTAACTGCTTCTTTAATTTATTGATCTTTTCTATGCCAAATTAACTGTCTTCCTAAAGTGGTTTGAACCCATTCATCAATAATAATTAACCCTTTGTGTGTGTCCGTATGACAATTGCTACATATATAACATAGATTCCATTCTTTATTAGCATCTGGAATTTTTCGTCCTTTTATATGGTGCTCCTCTAAAATTTCCTTTTCTTCGCAAATATCACATGGACGAGTTTTTGAATTTTTAATATATTTTAAACTTTTGCGTGTTAATTTAGTTCTCATAAAAATATTTATAAAAATCATAAATATTTACAGAGGTGAAATTATGCCATTTTTAACAAAGAGTATTGATGGGAAAAAGGATGTACAAGTTAGAGCAACATTGGCTGTAGCTTTTGGGGCTGCTATAATTGTTGGTTTTTTTACAAAATTATTAAATCCTGATCAATTTTTAGCTATAGCAACGATGTGCATAACATGGTATTTTGCCAAGAGAAATACTGACGAAGACAAAAAACCTTCTAATTAGTTTAAATCTTTTTCTGTAATTACTAAAAATTTATAACCATTTTCATTTGCCCACTTTTCAGCAAAATGCCACTTACTTTGGTTAACTTGCCACGCCTCTTTTTCAAATAAAATCGTCCTGTGTGATTTTCTACTGCTTTGCGTAGGTGGTAAAGTCTGTTTATAAGGTTTATACTCTAATAAATACTTTGTAACACTTCCATCAGGGTTTTTAAATTTACAACTAAAATCTACAAAATATCTATGAACCTTTCCATCCGTTGGTTTAATATATGGAATAATTATACTCTCACTAGACCATTCTAATATACAATCTTTTAAATCTAACCAACGCATCAATAAATATTCGGGCTTACTACGATAACAAACTGGAACACTTCCTTTATATTTATGAGAATTTTTTAAAGGATATATTCCTTGACTATAATAAGTGTTACTCATATTTAAAATTAGTCTTTTCTGGTAGTTTATCACCTTTAATAATATTTTCAATTGTTAATAAAGGCTGTAAATTTCCCCAACGATTCATAATTTTTAAATTTGTTTCATCCATTAAATCATTTATTTTGAAAATTCAAAGGAATAATTACTAATTATTCCACACATAATTATGCTTCAGGTGGTGGTGTTGCTGCTGGTGGAGGTGTCTCTGGTGGAGGTGCGGCCTCGCCTGCTGGTGCTTCTCCGCCTGCGGGTGCCTCTGGAGGGGGTTCCTCGCCACTAGGAGCCGCTCCAAATTCGGGAGGCATGGCTGATGAAGGTGCTCCACCACCACCGCCTGTTGGTGCTGCTGCACCACCTTCAGATGCTGCTTGCTCTGCATCCTTCCAGTTTGGGCCTAATTCACCGATTTTTGCTAGTTCATATGCTAAAATTGCATCTTTTCTTTTCCACTCACGGTTCTGTGCCATTTCCTCATCGGTCAAACCTAGATATTTCTTCTGTGCAAAGCTATTTGAAATTCCGTCGTTTTGTGACATATTGTTAAAATTCTCATATTTTAGTGCAAATATTTGATTTTGTTTTAACATTATATATAAGGTTGGTAAATTAAATTCAATATCAATATTAAATTCTTTAAGTTTAAAATTTTCCCATATTTTTCTAAGTTTCAAATGGGTTATAAAGCTTGCTTTTATTCCTGCTGCAAAGTTTTTCTGCATACGTTGTAAAAATTTGGCAAAACGCAATTCTTCTCTTGTCATATCTTGCCCGTCTTTTACAACATTATCGGGGTCTAATCTTCCTATTGGAACTTTCATAGACTTATAAAGTTGTCTAAGGAAATACATTAAGTCATCCAAACCGCCAAGATTCTGACTTCCCTCGATATTTTCAACGCTAGTTCCTTCGGTTCCTGTACGTTTTGGGAACCAATAACTATCTAACATACTTTGAGGATCATATGTATTTGTAATTCTTCCTGTAGAAGTATCATAAGTTTTTTTAGACCAATAATTTTGCATCAAACGTTTCATATATGCTTCCGCTTTTGGTGGTGTTAAATTTCCAACATCTACTTTAAACACTAAACGTTGTGGTGCTCTTACTAATCTATGTATAACTATACTATCCTCAATAAGTGATAATTGTTTATAAGATTTTCTGGCATTTTCAATGTATGGAACCTTCATAGTTCTGTCTTCGTTCCATCTGCCTGTATGAATATATGTAACTTGTCTAGGTTCTAATATGACTAATTGCTCTTTCTCTTGTTGATTAGAACGTGGATTTATAAGTGGTTTTCTTACTGCAAATCCTTCAATTACATCATTTTGTTGATTTTTATAAAAAGGATTTATTAATTCAGTAGGTATTGAAACAATTCCTAAAATTCCATATTCAGGATGTGTGTCAGATATTAAATTTTCCCAAAATAATTCACCATCTATCACGAAATTATGACCATATTGCCAACCCTTGTCCTTTAAATTAAAAAACTGTATAAATTTATCCCACTCTTTTTGTATTTCATCCTCAATAACTTTACTAAAATCTCCATTAATCTTTAATAAAGCACAACGATCCTTTTCATCAAAAGTGAGCCATTCATCAACAATTTCCTCAATACAATCATTTAGCAATGAATATCCTGACATTCTTCTATAATCTTGTAAACGTTTAACTTTATCAAGATCAAGATTTGCATACATGAAACGTTGATAATTTTTATCAGTAAGCAAACTTCCCATTAAATTTTCAGTATCTTCTTGGGATTGACGATATATAGAAAGATTATCTAAACGACCTTCACGATCTTTTACCAAATCCTGGAAGGTTTCATATTTTGGATTCAATACGCTAATATTATCAAGAATTGAAACCCCGAAAGGTAAACGGGCCATTACGGTAGATAAAAATGATTTACCTGCACTTGTCGTGACGGTTGAGCCACGGTATCCACCTAAAATATCTGCCATGATTGAATCTCCTTATAATCTTTAAATTATTTATTGAAATTGTATATAATTCAACAAAATTAAAAATATCTATAAAACTTCCACACCACTTAATAACCTAGAATCTTGTGTTAATTTACCTAGACCTGCAATACCATATCCAATTACATCAAAATATCCAATATTTTGAGTATATGGTATATTAATTGATATATTATTATTATCTAATTTTGTAAACTCTGCTGAAACTGCTGTAAAAGCGGGATAAGTACTTGAAAGATGTTTATAATTTACAAAAGGATTAAAAGTTTGATAAGATGAAGTTGAAAAAACATTACCATTTAAACTACTCAAGCATATTCCACTTAAATAATCAAACATATTTCCTTTAATATTCAAAGTTCTATTAGTAGCGTCTGAATGTATTATACATGGTGTAGAATTGTGCATAAAAGGTCTACCAGAAACTACAAAGCTATCTGTTGTTATGTCTGATTCCATATTATGCATTGTATCATAATCGTCATAAATTGCTGAAACTGCTGTAAAAGTTGTTGGAATATTATAAATTATTCCTGAATTATTATAAGAATTACGATATATCCAACCTTGTAAGGTAAATTGTGCATCTGCTAAAACTCTATAAGGTTGATTATTGGTGATATCTAATGGATATTGTAGATTAATATTTTTATTCCATTCTAATTTACAACGAACTTCATGATTTAAATCTGGATGTTCATAAGATAAAATAATATAGGGGAAAAAATTCGAAAAAATACAGGTTAATATTTGATCTATATCATTTTGGTAACGAGCCATAATTGATAAATTTAAAGAAATTTCTACAGGAACAGGTTGTGGAAGATTTGCACCTTCAGGTTTAAAAATATGAGAAACGGTAAATCCTTCTATTTTATTAAATGCTCTTTTGGCATCATAATTTATAGAAGACATGGTTAATGCCATAACCGGAAGTTTTAAATGCTGTGATTTATTGACTAAATCATATAAAACTCGTTGTTTTGGTGCATATACTAGAGAGACAGCAACTTGATCTGTGACTGTTGTTTCATCTAATTCGTTATAACGCTTTATAATAAGATGGTCTAAAGCATTTAAAACTTGTGCTAAAAGTATTTTTATTTCTCGATGATAAGTATATGTTTTCATAAATATATAATTATTTAGTTAAAAAACTTAACTAAATTTTGGCATTACAATTCCCTTTTCGGAAATTTTGTAATCATCCGTTATACATTTTGATACACATTTACAAAGAACGTGTAGATTATTCTGTGAATCTCTACAAGTCCATCCTCTTCCATAACATTTATTACAATTGTGATTTGGAATCTTTTTTAATGGTATTTGATAATTAAACAAAACAGGAATATCTTCTTCCATAATTGAGAATATTTCACCTGTTACAATGCTTATTGCCCATAATTTATTCATAATGTTTGAATTGTTAATATTCTATCATAAAATCTTGAAACACAAGGTTTTTTTATTTTTGTTATTAATTCCTCTAAATTATTATTTTTTATAAAAGTTTTAATTTTATAATCAAAATATATTAAATCGTCTTTTTTATACATATCAAATGGTAATGGAAGCTTTAATATATCTGTTTTATTTTTTGTTTTGTTTTTTAATAATAAATTCAAACTAAAAAAGTTATAATTAAATGAAATAAAATTACCTTCTTTATATTTGTTTCCTTCAATCTTTAAAAGAATATTATTTAATAAAATAGTTTTTAAAATCTCGTCTATATTTTTATTGTAATCTTGCATGTAATAATTTATTAATTAAATTAAAATTGCAAGTAATATTAACTTTTCATAAATCTCAATTTATCCATTGGCGACATTTTAGCTAAATAACCTTCAAAGAATTTCCAAAATTTTTCTTGGTCTTTTTGTGTATGTGTCGGCATAGCGTTTAAAACTCTTACCCATTCCACTGGTATAGCTCTCCAGGATTGCCAAATAATATCCCATGTAAATATCACGTTATGTTGAACTGGATTATAAGCAGGTGGATGAGTTGGAACTTGGTAATTAAGGGTAAATCTACCAGGAAGGCTTAATAATAAATTTTTATCCAATGTTGTGAGCATTCTTCTGGTTGGAGGAAATCCCATTTTTTCATTGCGTCGAACAAAGAAAATCTCGACAACATGTGTTTGCAATAATTGCTTTAAACCGTCTCTTGATAATTGTGCCATAAAACTATTTATAATAATTTAAGACTAAATAAAGCATTATCTAATTCTTCTGTTATAAGATCAGAAGCTCTTTCTAATATTTCTTTTCTATGTTCATCTAAAAATAATTTTTCTGCTAATAATACATATTCTATATGATCTTTAGCGTTTAATGAAGAATCGTGTTGTGTATGATTATATATTAAACCTAGTGTAGTGTATCCAGTTGCATTATTTATTCTTTTTTTTGCTTCTTTTAAATTTTCAATATCTTTTACTAAATTCATAATTATATCCAAAATGATGTATCTAATTCTCCATTATTAATTTTATCTAAATATGTAAACATATCGTCCCAATTTGTAAAAAAGTTGTGTTCTTTAATAAAGATAGTAATCCAAGGGTTGAATTTTTCTAATTGGTTTTTGTTATATTTTAATAATATTGGTTTCTTTTCAAGATTAGCAACAACAAGCTCATGTATAGAACCTACTGTTGAAACTTCTGGATTATAATCAAATATTATAAAATCAGATTTATCAACACTTCTCAAATCCCATCTTACAATAGGCCAAAACTCTTCTTTAATCTTTTTCCAATCTTCTTTCATGATAATATTAGTGAAATTTTTCTTCGCTTCGCCAATTTCAGCCATATTATCATTTTTCTTACAAGGATCATAAACTATTAAACCATATCCTAATAGTTTAGGAGTTATATGATCTCTCCAAGATATACCATCGTCTGATAAATCTTTTATGGCACCACAAAGATAGCAACTTTTATCTTTTAAATAATTCATGTTATTCAATATAAAAAATACGCGATTCGTTTAAAAATACATACTTCTTTTTATTAGCTGATATAATCTTTATTCCTTTATCAGAGGGATATACCACAATATCATTTACTTGTACTTCTTCGCATTTTTTACCCATTTTAAGTACTTTGGCTTTTCTCCATGTTTTCGTTCCCATGTTTTCTTTAATCCATATTCCATTTCTAAGTACCTCACCGTGTTCATTTTCGTCTATAACTTCACAAAGTATTATATCTCCTAATACTTTTTTTGCGTTTTCTGGTACAATGCCTAAAGATGATATATCGCCACAATCATCTAAATTTAATGGTGCATAACCCTTTATATTATCTTCAACAACTTCTGGTCGTACTTCAATGTTTTTATCCATAATTATTCCCTTTCTTCTATATTATCATCCTTTTCTGTATAATCAAAATTATTTTGAATTGCTTTGTTTATATGTCCACACAATAAACATCTTTTACCATTTTCTGTATACTGATGTTTCCCATATTGTCCATTTGATTGACGATTTTTCTTGCAAAAGATGTTTTTATTTATCTTTTTCTTAAAATGATGTCTGTGTCCGTGTTCATCATTTAACCATTTTTCCCAATGTGGCATATTATGCTTTCTCCTCCATATCTTCTATCAATTTCATATTATTTAATATTTCTCTTGTTGACCTTTCGTATTTATTTGCCATTTTTTTAACCAACTCATCTTTTTCTTCGTTTTTTACTCTTTTTTCCCTTTTTAAAAAGGTAATTTTTTTATAACTTTTTTGTTTATCAATTAAAGTAATAAATAATTTAGCACATAACTCTTTATCTTCTGAAAGAGATTTACATAATTTATTAGTAGTTTCCGATATTAAATATGCATTTTTAATATTATACATACTCAACCATCTTTGTAAAATATAAGTATTTTGTACAATTTCATCAAACTCATTATTATTTATGAATTTTCCTGTTTTTTCAGTTAAAATATCTTTTAATATATCGAAAAGGGTCATATATTCCTACATTTTAGAAGTTTTTAAGAAAATATTATTAACTAAATGATAAAATGATTCATTTATCATATCCATATATTTATAACATAATTCTGTTGACAATTGCAAGGAAAAAGCTCTAGGTATTGAAAGTTTTCCAGTTTTATTATATAACCCTACATAAATTAAAATTGCTCCGTTAATATTTTTTATTAAAGAACCTGATGCTATACCATCTAACTGATGTATTCCTGCATTATCGTGTTCCTTTTTTATTATAATGTCATTATTTATGATTTCTATTTGAACATTATTCATTATTTTATTAGATAAAATATTCGCAATATTTGTTAAAAATAATTGTTGAAAACACACACCAGCATAATTAGAAATTTCTGGTATTTCAACTAAAAAATTAATAGATTCATCTGAAATAATCTTATTGTCATCTAAATTAATATCAACTGGACATAAACAAGATACAATATTTCCAATTCTTAATGTTCTTGCATCACTAAGATACTTATTTGCAAATTTTTTGGATAATAAATCGTTATTAATTTGTTTTATAGTATTTATAATCATATTTCTGATAATACCTTTATATTTACATCTCCTAAAGTTAGAATATTAGTAGAAATAGCAAAATTATACTTATCTGTAGATTTTTTTATAGCGGTTTTCATAATAATCTCTTTTATACCACTTTGCACAATCATCCTAGCACAAGTAGAACAAGGATAATATCCCTTTTCAGAAAATAAATATAAAACACAACCAGTTAAATCTTGTTTTGCATTTATAATAGCATTTTCCTCAGAATGACATGCATAGTCGTATTTTGTCGGTTTCTCCCAAAAATCATAACCCTGAAATCCATTATCGTCAAAACCACTTGGTAAACCATTATAACCAATAGATAATACTTTATTGTCTTTTACGATACAACTACCGTGTCTTGTGTCAGGGTCTTTGCTGCGTTTTGAGGCCAATTCAGCAATTCCCATAAACAATTCATCCCAACTTATATAATCTTTTCTCTTCATATTTATAATAATGTAACATTTTTTTGTGGAAATACAAGCATTTTTTATAAATAATTAAAAGATTTAAAGAGGATACACATATGTCAAATAAATTTAAAAAATATTTTGCAAAATCATTAATAAATGAGGCCGCTCCTGCTACTTCTGATATTCCTAGTGATGCAGAAGCATTAGACAAATCTATTGAAAATCCAATAGACAAGCAAAGATTAGACCACGAACTTCAAAATGTTGCTGTAGGTGCAGATGCTGTGAATGCAGATATTTCTAAATTACGTGAAACTGCTAGTCAATATTCTAATGAATTAATGTCAATATTGGACAGAATTGTTAAAATACACGATGACATTACTACTGGTTCTTTGGCTAAACTTGGTATAAAATTGAGTTCTAATACACTTACGAGTATTCGGGGTGATCTAGGGAAACTCGCTCAAATTATTGGTGGTGGAGCAAATGATGTTATCATCAAGAACGAAACCGAAAAAGCAAAAGAAGCAAAGACACCTGTTGTATAATTGATAGTTGACTTTCTTAAAAAAAGAAATATACTATTAACAATGAAACAATTGCCTTATAATCTCATTGAAAAGTATTTCATTCAATATGCAGGGTTTGCAAAAAAACAATCCAGTAATAAATTAAATGGTTGTTGTTGGCATTGTAGAGAAGGAAATTCTTGGGGTAAAAAACATAGATTATGGTATTTACCCGATAAAAACATAATACATTGTCACAATTGCTCTACTACGTGGACTCCTTTAAATTGGATTAAACAAGTTTCTGGATTATCTTACAAAGAAATCTTACAAGAATCAAATGGTTTCGATCATTTTTATTCTGATGAAGAGGATACAGAAATATTTAAAAAATCTAAAAATACACAAACATTACCCACAGATTCTATTAATTTATTTGATCCTATTCAAACAAAATATTATAACGACAACAAAATAGTAACTGATGCAGTAAACTATATAAAAAATAGAAAACTGGATACTTGTATAAATAAAACGGAATTATATATAAGTTTAAAAGACTTTATTCACAAAAACAGAATATGCATTCCATTTAAAGATAGTGATAATAAAATAAGATATTATCAAACCAGAGCAATTTATCCACACGATGAAAAAGACGGAAGAAAATATCTATCAAAGGCTAATTCTGAAAAAACTGTATTTGGTTTGGATAAAATAGACCCAAATTATGAATTTCTTTTTATAACCGAAGGGCCGATAGATAGTATGTTTATTGCAAAAAATGGTACATCAATGGCAGGTTTGAAAATAACCGAACATCAAAAATCATTATTAAGCAAATATATAAACTTTGAAAAAATTTGGATATTAGACAATCAATTGGATAATGAAAATGTTTTAGATAAATATAATAAACTCATAGAAAATAATGAAAGAATATTTATTTGGCCTAAACGTTATAAAAAATTTAAAGATATTAACGAATTGTGTTGTAAAACCAATTTAAATCAAATAAATACAGATTTCTTTATTAACAATTCCTATCAAGGATTGAAAGCTAAATTAGTGTTATCGGATAATTAAAGATTTATAAAATTTCCATCTAAAATAGAAATTGCATCATTAATTGTTAAATCTACTGATTCACCAATAAACTTTTTAAGTGCCATATATTGCTTATGATCATATCGAGTTCTTGGATTTATTACCTTTTTGCCAGTAATTTGTTCAAATCTTTTCTGTGCTTTAGGATTAGATTGTACCTTCGTTTTTAATTTTCTTAATTGATTTTTATTTAATAACCCAACACTAGGATTAATATTTCTTATATCTTGTTGTGTTAATTGTTCTGGTTGTGGTGCAGGAGTAGCCGCTGGTGCAGGAGTAGCTGCTAGTGCAGGAGTAGCCGCTGGTGCAGGAGTAGCCGCTGGTGCAGGAGTAGCCGCTGGTGCAGGAGTAGCCGCTGGTGGTGTTGTTTGTTGTTTATTTGCTATTTGTTTATAATTTATCATTAAAGATGTTAATGTATTATCTAAATCACCAATATTTAACTTAGAAACATAATCATTACCAAATAAATTTCTAAGATTATCTCTAAATTCTTTAATAACACTAGATAATTTTGCTTGTCTGTAAGATTCCGTTCTGTCCATACCCGGTGTAGGTTTTAACCACGCTCCAACACCTTTAGAACGTGCAACAAATCTATCTAACTTTCCTTCGTATATCAAATTAATATTCTCATCGTCTCTTGTTTGCATTTTAGCTCCTTATAATGTTGAAGTTGTACCTGATTTTAAATAATTCATTAATGATGTATCTGCTGCTTGCATTCCTCTTTGTAATATATTTCCTCTATCTTCATCTTTCTGATAATTTTTTGCATCTGCTTCAGTTAAATACATTATACTAATTCCTGTATTTACTTTACTATATTTACCGTTTTTTAAAAATGTCATTAATCTATCATGTGTAACCGATAAATTATAATGTGATGATCTTATATCAAGTTTAACAGAATATCTTTTTCTTGAACGTAATTCTTGGTCTAATAATTCAGTAATTTTAAAATAATTTTGTTTTTGTGTTGTAATGGCCGCTGAAAATGCATTATATAATAAAATAGGTAATGTTGTGTATCCATATTGATAATTACTACCTATATTGTGTTCAGTATCTGGTGTTTTAATTTCGCCATTTTCGTCAAAAGGAAATGCTATTTTTTTAATATCAGCTTCAAGTTTTTTTAATTTTTCTGTTTCTATTTTTAAATTACCTTCTAATTCTGTTAATTTTTGTTGTGATGCTGTATCTTGTGGATCATGATTAACCTTTGAATTATATACTCTAATCTCATTATTTAATTTAGTAATTCCCTCTATTATTTTAGCTTCTTCTGCATTTTGTTCTTTTGTTACACTCTCCAATGAATGTGTATTTGCTGCAATGTTAAATTTTTCATACATTGTAGGTAAAGTTTTTGAACCACCGACTAAATAATAAACATTATTAGCATTAAAATTTTCGTGTGGTTTTATCCACAATCTAGTAGAAGGTGGTAATAAATGATACAAAGAACTAAAAAATCCTATATTATCTGCTTCTAATAAAATATTTTCGTTTATTTGAAGATCAGATTTAACTTGATTGAGTTTTTGATCAAATTTTCTCATTTCTTTTATTGGTCGCCATAGTTATATGAATCTGGATCACTTAACGGATCATCATCAATTTCTGGATTTAATCCATAACCTCTAACTTCATCTGGTGTCATTCTATCGCTTGAAAGTATGTCAGATTTATCACTTATACCCATAAATCCGCCCTTTGTTTCTCTATAATTTAGCTTATATTTGGGATAATCAGTATCTTCTATTCGTTGCAATGCTTCATCAACGGTCATATCACCTGATTTAATTCTAGCTATATAACCCTTTTCTATTGAAATAATAGCATAAGCCTTTCTTTCAAAAGCATTTAACTCGTCTGGATCAGAATCTTCTTGCCCTAAATCTGGAAGTATACCCAAGGTTTCTTGTGCGTCTAATATTTCTTCTTTAGTAACTTCTTCAACGGCAGACAAATCGACATCAGATTCCTCTTTTTCAATATCACCTAAGTCTAAATCTTCTGGTTCTGCTAAAATCGCTTCATTAACCACTAATTTATATAAAGTATCAAATTTCATATAATATCTCCTATTTTAATTATTTATGTAAAAGCGTTTGTAATTAACGAATCTTCTGCACAATATGCCTGTCCATCAGTATTTATATATAATTTCATCATTTGTATTTTTTCTTGTACATTTCCGAATATTTCTATCATTGGCGGCGATCCAGATGGTTCGTTAAATGGAAATATCCAAGGTTTATTTTTTGTATAAGTTTCTAATATTACACTATAAAAATTATCAAATTCTGTATCAGTGTTGCCTTCTTGTTTGTTGGATAAACACAAATAAAAAATAACATCATAAAATGTCATTGATTGTTTAGCCAACATTATTGCTCTTTGTATAAAAAGATCATCAAATTCTTCATTGCCTTTGGAAGCATTCCAAAATATACTTACCAAAGAATCCAACGTGCTATACGTATGTAAAATATTTTTAGTTTTGTTAAATTCCATTGCTTTGTCTATTCTATCATTTAATAATTTATATTGCTTATTAGCCAATGTTTCATTATCTGGATATGTTAAATCTTTATTAAGATTAATCTCTGGTTTAACCTCAACTATTTCATACATAGGCCATTCTTTAATAAGTTGGGATATAAATTCGTTTGTGTCATTTTGACGCACACCGCATAATGCTATTCTCATAATTCTCCTTTAATAATTTTTATATACTGCTTCACCATTTTCTACTATTTTTTTATTTATATTAATTCCATCCAAATAAATAGTTACAATATATCTTCCATATTTATCAGTTTCCTCGTCTTCCGTTTTTATTACAACTTCTTTATCTTGAATAAGTTTTGTTAAAAATTCTTTGGATTTATGTCCATTATTATCCTTATCGTTTTTCATTTCAGGCGCATTAATTCCAAACAATCTAAATCTTTTTTGAATTTTAACATTAAAACCTAAATCTACTAACATATCTACTGTATCACCGTCTACTACTTTTACCACTTTCGCCTTATGATAAAAATCGAATTGTATTGCTGATCTCCAATAGTTTGTTGATGCTATATTGCCTGAATAACAATAATTTGTTGTAACTGTTGTAAAATCATTTATTTGTGAATAACCTGAAAGAGATAAAAATATACTAAAGATAAAAATTATTATAAATTTCATAAACACCTTTTAATAATTTATAATAATTTTTAATAATTCAAGTTATTAAGGTATATATTTAGAATTTAAACCAATAACATTAACTATTTTATCATAAATTTCTTTTGCGTTTTCTACAGTAACTTCTGAAATTCTTGATATATCAGCATATTCTGGTTCTTGTGGAGATTTGTCAACATCATACAAAGCTTTTAATGCAATTGTTACCATATCAATTAAATCGTTACCTTCTACTGGAGTTTTAGAACCTTTTCCAAAATTTTTATTAAAATGTTTTTGTGCATCTGTAGGTAAATTAGATTGAATAATTTGTAAAAATTTATAAACATTTTCGTTTGTAATTTTAGTATTTGACATTCCTGTATATTTATTTAACTTAGGTTTTGTTTTAAAAGCATCTAAAATAGTTTGTGTTATTGCAGCAAAGGCTGGTGATGACGGTTGTTTTTGTACAGGAGGAGCAGGAGGAGGGGGTGTATCTGATGTTCCTGCGGGGGCTGGTGGTGCTGGTGCTCCTGCTTGTGCCGCATTAACATCGTCAGCTTCTAATAACATTTTATATTTATCAATACTTTTATCAAATAATCTCATTATTATACCTTTGTTGTAACCTGTTGTTGCATTGGTTGTTGTGTATTGGTTTGAACCTGTTGTTGTGGTTGATTTTTTGTTATATAATCTTGTAAAGCTTTTTGTAAATTAGGGTCTTTTTGAATTTTTGAAAGTATATCTGGTAAATTTTGTGCTGTAACTTGTACATCCGTTGGCTTTGCAACTGGTTGTTGTGTTGGTTGAGCAGTTGCTTGTGTTCCTGCTACTGGTGCTGTTTGTGTGGTAGATGTTGTTTGTGGTTTTGATGCATTTGGAGCAGATTGTAATGCAGCTTCATATAATTTCATTTTTTGTTCTATTAATTTATCGAATTTCATTTTTTAAATCTCCTGTTTTAACTATTTATATAAAATAATATCTTTTTCAAAGACAAAATTAGATATTATGTGTGTTCAGCGAAGGTATGGCTTTATAAAACCTTTTCTTTTTGTTTCTTTCTTTCTTATATATTCTTTCTTTCTTTCTTTTTCTTTTAGAATTTTATAAAAGTTTTATATTATATATTATAAATCTTATAAATATTAAAAAAGCTTAAAGCCAGGATTTTTTTATTGATTTAGAATCTGTTTATCTTGTAAAACACTTCTTGTATCAAATCAGGATTCGTCAGCAATGCCTCTCGCTTGCCCAAGAAAATTCGATCAGGGCATAACCCGCGCAAAGACCTTAACTGAGGTTTTAAGAATTTTCTAAGGGCTTCCAAGTCTATGTACTCCAATTCTCCCTCAACAATGTTCGGAAATATAACAAAAACATCTTTAATTAATGGATCATTGGATTTGTGTTTCAAAATAAAATAAGATATAAAATTAATAAAAATTTGTTTAACTTCTCTTTTTTTTAAATTTACTTGACCATTTTCAAATAAACCATAAGCGTAAATAGAATCCATGATCGTGTTATGGATTTTATTTTTATAAAAAAGATTAAAATCAATTAGATTGATATTATAATTCACCATGATAATATCATAGCATATTATTTAAATGATTCAAGAATAGTCTTTTCAATTAATTCCGATGGAAGTCCATTGGTTTTTGCTTCCATTAAACAATCTTTAAATCTTTTTGAAATTATTGAAAGTTCTGATTTAAATTGCAACTCCTTTTCGTATAATTCAATTGGAAGATTTGAAGTATTTACTAGACGTTCTAAGAAAACAGAAGTATTTAATATATCTATTTTATTACCAACAAGTTTTTTTAATTTTGTGATATAAGCATCAATTGCAGTAAAAGCTAATTTTTCGTCAATTGTTATTGGTCTTTTTAATTGATTTCCGTTTTCGTCAATAATCCCAAGTTTAAAAGCCTGTGAATTTATAAATGGTTCTTCCATTTTTTTCATCAAATAAGAAGTTAAAAAAGATTCATTTAAATTTAATGAATATTCTGATTCTGGAGAATTTCCACATAAAATACATTTTTCTTTATTTTTCATTTGAATTATTTAGTTTATTTATTTGACTTTTCAACAAGTTTAAATTCCAATGGAATGATTCCTATGCACATTTTTAAATTATTTTCCGGTGGTGCAAATGGTGATAATTTTAATATTAATGAAATACATTCTTTTTCTAAAAGCTTATTATTTTTGTCTGAAGCTGATACAAGTTTAATAATTTCACCTTTTTCATTTATTCCAATACACAAAATAATATTACCTGATATATTGTTTCTTAATGAGTTTTTAGGGTATTTTATTTTATTTTGTATAATATTTCTAACTATATTTAAATATAATAATTCGTTTGTATTAGAAAAATTAGAAAATAATTCGCTTTTAAAAGAATCATTATTAAAATAATAACTATTAAAATAATAACTATTTGTAATACTATTTATAACACGATTATTATGTGGAATAATTTGTTTTATATCATCTGAATAAACCAAAGATTCTTTAAAATTGCTAATTTGTGATATTTCAGTTTGAATGTCGAAACTATAACACGAATTTCTCTCAACAATATCTAATTTAACTTCTTCAATCGAATTTATATTTAAATATTCTAAATAAATTGGTTTATAATAATTTATATTAATATTTCTAATATAACCTAATATAAAAATATTAAAAAATATCAGAACAATTAAATGAATTATTATTGAAATTAAAAACGAAAAATTAAATCTTTTCATTTCAACAATATTTCTAAATTTTTAATAATATTTTCTAAATATTCTGTAGTTAAATCAACATTATTTTGATAATTTTTTAATAAATATTCATAACGTTCTGGATATTTTTGTCTAAACCATTCTGAAAAAATAATACCACCTTTATGCGCTCCAGTTGAGGAAAATTTATGACACCAAGAACATAAACTTACCCCATTTTCGATATCCCAGGATAAATTATGATTTTCCCGTCCTACAACATGATGTGCATTTAAAATTGTTGGCCTTCCTCTTTTATTAAGTTCTTTATATTTTATACCACAAAGTTCACAATATCCTTTGTTTCGAACAATTTCAGACCACAATTTCCATGCTTGTTTTTTTAATTTGAAAATAGAAGGTTTTTTTATTTTTTTATTCTTTTTCATGTAGATATTTACAATTAAATGTCTAATTTCAATTGAGGTTCTGGTTTAGGCTTGGGTTGTGGATGTGTTTTATCAAAAAGTTTCTGTTTCAATTCCGGTGTCAGTTCAAAGGCTTCATAATTTGATGACATATCTCTGGTTTTGTGTTTATATGATCCAATGGCTTGTTTAGGCGAATATCCCCATGCTGTTACAAAACCATGAAAATTATTTACGTCTTTATGATTTATAATATATTCCCCATTTTTTAATAAAACATAACGAATTCTAGGTGTATGTGCTTCATTAACTAAAGTTCTACGAATTATTGGAATTTTATCTTTTTTCTTTTTCTTTTTAGATTTTTTATCGGTGGCTTGAGGAATTACCATTCGTGCATCGCCTGTAGCATAAGTATCGCCACTAAATTGTGTGGAGGTTGCAGTTACATTGGAACCAAACATACTTCCACCTCCACCTGCCATCGTATTTTCTTTCAATTCTTTCTCTTTGTCCAATTCTGCTACAATATCTTTAAAAGATTTTTTAACACCTTTTTTAAGCCTTTTCTCAGCAGTATCCAACTCGTCATAATATTTTGAAGATATTTTATCATCTTTTTTAATAGGAAACTCGGACATATGCTGTTTAGCAATAGTTTCAGCTTTTTTTGAATCTGTGGTATGCTCTTTTTCTACATTTGCACCTTTTTTAACAACTTTTGAATCAAAATCAGATGTTTTTGTATGTAAAAGATTAACCTTTTCTATTAAATTACTTTTAAAAATATTTAAAAAATTCATTGACATTACCTTTGTTTATGATATTCTCTAAGTATTTAGTAGGATTATAAACAAATATGATAACTTTAAAAGAAACTTTAAAAAATTATAAAGAAGAATTGGATAATGATGTACAATTAGATCGAGTCAATTTAGAAGATAAACAGCTTAAATTACCTGGCGTGAAAGCGAAGTGGGTTGCTCGATTAATGAATCATAAGAGCGATTTACAAGATTTAATTGATACCAGAGAAGAAGTAATTACACAATTAATTAAAAAAATTAAAGAAGAAGCCTTAATTGCAATAAATGACATACTAGCACACAAAGAGGCAGAAAGACACGAATTAATTAAAAAGGTCGATAAAGAGATAAACAATCAAAGATGTATAATTGAGTATCTTGAAAAGGTTGAAAAAATAGTTTCATCTGTTACTTATGATATTAAGGGTGCTATTGATTTAATAAAATTAGAAACTACTTAACTAAATATTAATTAGCACTTGTATTTTCTTTTTTTACTGTTAATATAAAAATATGCACATTTTTATAGATTTGGATACAAATAAAGACATGGGTATTATCAAGTCTGATTTTCTTGATAATATTCGTGAACATTTTAGTGAAGCTGATCCACAAGCCTTACTAAAAAAACATATTTATAAAGCTAAATCAAGATATATTGCCACTAGAAAATATGCTATAACTGAAGCAGGAAGATTCCAATTCGGATTATTACCAG